GTAAAACTCATTTAAAGCATCTTGATCATTTTTTAAACCATCAGCTTCGTTCTGCCAGTTTTCTACAACACCTATATCTATTAATTCCCCTTGCGGGTCGAGGACTTCATCACTCGGAGTATCGAAGACTGGACTTCCGTATTCATCAATAAATCCTTCGTAGTTCCACTCCATTGGGATAAAAAGAGAATATAAACCAGACGCTGTTTGTCCATTTCTGTTTCGTTTAGTAACATCTGATGCATTGTATAATTTTTTAAAGTTATCACCCCCTTTGTCTAAAGCGTTTGATGTTGAACCCATCATACACTTACCTATAATTCTACTACCTAACCTTAAACACGTTTTTGTAACTCGCCAGTTATTTAATATATTATCAGGTCTTTCCCACTTACCACTTTCATCATGTACTAACAACTTTAGTTTTTCACCATCATAACTATTATCTCCTGTGTTTTTCCAGTCTATAGTTGTATCTAATCCTTCTAAATCTTCTAGCTTTTCGTTTGCTGTTATCTTTTTTCTAGTAAACTTACTAGCAGGTACTCTATATGCCAACTCTGACTTCGGTCTATCCATACCGTCTTGAATAGGTGAGAAGAAAAATGGATAGTTAATACTAATAGGTACTACTTTGTCTGTAAACATTTTTTTAGCATCAGCACCTGTTTTAGATAGTATACCAAACCTTGCGTCACTTGATATTGTAGCTTGGTTAACTGTTTCAGCTGACGACATGAAAGAAAAACCAGATCGTCTGTTTTTAAGGTAACACATACCATAGCATCTTTTATCTGCTTTACAAGCTTCCCAGAATATGTAGAACAATCTGTTAGCTTCTCTAAAGTCTGGTGCACCTACGTCAATCTTACTCCATTGCAAGTACATATAATGTGTACCTGTTATGTATGTAGACTTGCCGTTGTTGTTAAACCAGAAACCTTCATCTCTACGTTTAAACTCTTCATCTATATAGTCAAACCAATCAGCTTTCTTTTCTTCAGGGTAACTACGCCAGTCAAATATGTTTTTTAGTCTACTTAATTGTTTTGGGTATTCAAACTGTTCCCATTTTTTACTTTCATTAGAGTAAACGTCTTTTGGTTGTTTAGGTAAAGCTATTTGAAAACCTTGTATTTCATATATCTCTCCAATTTGCCCAGTTTGAGATATAACAACTATATCATGTTCTTTGTTGTAGCCGTATGACCATTTTTTACCTTTATTAAGTCTACTTATAGTAGTCTTCTTTATAGGTTCTACGATACTGTATAAATTTTGCTCGTACATTATTTAGATCTACCTTCTGCAAAACCTTTAAATGCTTTAACCTCGGTTTTAGTTTCTTTACCATCTAGTATATTTTCCTCTTCTTGTATTCTATTTAATATTTCGAAAGCATCAAATATAGCTAACTTCTTTGTTGCTGCAGCGTTCTTTAATCTATCAGCTGATATATCATCATCACTATCTACAATTGCTTCTTTAGCAACTTTAATTAGTTCTTCAACTGCTTTATGTCCAGCTTGGATTATATTCTTCTTCGTCTCCTTGATATTCATATTTAATTGTAATAAATTTATAGTGAATTCTGTATAGTCTTTTACCATCGATAACAAATTCATATTCTAGTTTTGGTAAAAAACCTACTAAACTACCAACCTCAATATTGTTTGAGTATTTTACAATACCTATCAAAGGTCTTTCTGTATTAGTGTCGAATTTATCGATTGACTTTATCGGTTGTATAAAGCAATAACCCTCTAAAGCTTGCCAACCGTTTCCTTTATTATAAGCATATATTAAATCTTTATTAATAAAATACTTATCTTCATCAAAAAAACTTTTACTGTTTTTTTCTTCATACTTCATGTTTTGCCACCTTCTAAATATATTATGGTGAACTATGATAGTATCTCCTTCTGTTATATCAGTGTTGTTTACTAATGGTGTAGATATTACAATAGCCTCTCTGTTTGTAAACTGAAACTTTTCATTATCTGTATTAACTATTAAGTTTCCTCCTTCTACTTCTTTACTGTTATTATATCTACTACCTTTTGGTTTTACAACAAAGTCGTAAATACTGTTCATTAGTATTCTAAATTATATTCTACTGATACAGCCATGTTTTTATTAAAATCTTTCCAAGGTATTACTTTTTTACCTTTTCTAATATAAACACTAAACTTTGTTTCTTCTTCCATGATATCACAGATGGTATGACCACCATACACTTCCTGTCCAACAGAATAGTGCATGGCGTCATTTTTATAATCTTTACCTATCGATATTTTACGAATCAGCTTTGACATCTTCTTTTTCTTTTATCTCGCCAGTGTTAATATCAATATCTACGTCTCCGTATTTTTCATTTAAGCTTTTTTGAAGCTTACTTATTTCCTCTTGTAAGTTAGTGTTTATGTGTAGTAAGTCATGCTTTCTCATTTCCATGTTACCTAACTCCATTTTAATTCTGTTTATTTCTCCCACAATTTTCTGTACAGGAGTTAATTCATCAGTTGTCAAATGAGTTGCTTTAGACTTTAAGTCTACTATCTTTTCTTTTTTTGCCATTTTATTTAATTTAAGTTAATTTTAATTTGCTATCATTGTTCTTATCACACCATCTCTAGGGACTTGGTTTGCAACGCTATCTACATCAATATCGGCAGTCCCTCTAGTGTGATCTAGTGAACCGACTTGAACAGCGAATTTCTTTGTTGATGATACAGTTGGATTTGCGCCGTCAAAATACCCTGTTATTCTTAAAGCGTACCAACCGCCTAATGTGCCTGACTGGTTGTTTGCATGACGAGTTCTATCTAATATACCTCTTGACGGTAGTCTCGATCTAACAGATCCATTTGATCTTGAAAAAACCCAATCATGTACATTTGGAATACCATGAAAATAATCTTCATTTGGAGTTGTTCCGCCTGAAGTCATTGTGTTTCCTTTTAAAGCTGAAGTAGCGTGATTACCTAAAACGTGTGATCCGTGGTTATTTACTGGAGAAGCTCCAGTTGGATCTTTCCACTGTGAGTAACCTTGCGATCTGTATATAGAGTTTTGACTAGGCACGTGGTATGCTGTTTTGTTTGCAGCGAATTTAAAATTTCCACCACCTGGGTTGCTAAAGTTATGAGCAAGAGCTTGAGCTGAGGTATCATAAGGTTTCCATTTCAAAATACCACCAAGTAATGCGAAGTATGCATATCTATCAGCTTGGGAATTTAAAGCAGGGTCAGGATCTAATGAAACATTACTTTGGTTTGCATAGTTTTGGAATTTTTTTCTTAAAGGGTGTATATGATAAGTTAGCGTAACTCCATTGGCTATGCTAGCGGCTGCAGATAGTGTTAAAGTTGTACCACTAACGGCTGAAACCACAGTTCCTTGTGGAATATTACCTGACGAGTCAGTTACAAGCTGACCTACTGTAGGTGCGTCTCCACCTGAGTTTATTTGCGCCACTGTTAAAGTAACACTTGTAGAGCTTGTTGTTGCGCCGTTTACAATACTTGTGCCTCCATTCATTAATAAAGCAGCGTCCATATCAGCATCGGAGTAAACATCTGAAATACCTACACGGTTATTTGCTAATCCCCATTTTGGTAAAGCTATAGGGCAAAACACCTTAATAGATGCCCATGTTCCTTCTACAAACTGTTCTGATCTGATATTAACCAAACCACCATTAGCAATAGGAACAACCATCATAGCTTGCCTTGTGCTATATAAATCATCATTTAAAGTTACAGCTGAAGAACCAGGATATGCTTTGTTACAATTTAGATCGTTTGTTTCTGTTTCAAGATGACCAGTATAAGGTCCAGCAAAATCTTTTAACAATGATACATCATAAACATTAGTAATACTGTTATAATTATATACAGAAGCACCAGTATAAACATCGTTACCGCTAAACATACCGTATGCTAATAAAGGTGCTGTTTGTCCTGTTGGTGGGTTACCAAAGTTAACAGCGTTACTATTATTAAAAGCTTTATATTTTGCACCATTTGACATTCCACTACCAGTTGAAGCTTCATTAGCTGTTGGTATTGAAGTTGCAGTTAGTTTAGTACCAACAACTGTTGATACAGGTGTATTTCCGCTTACTATATTTCCACCACTATCTTTGTATGGTGCACCAATAAAACCCCTCATATAACCCATGCCTTTCATTATATAAAGGTCGGTAGGTGGTATATAATAGTTGTTTGCATTTGCAGCTACTATAGGTGTTCCCATTTGGCAAGCTGAATACTCCGAGCCATAAACTCCTTTGTATTCCCATCTCGTTTTATCACCTATAGGTTGGTCTGCAGGCGCTACAGTTGGATCGTCAGTTCTTGTAATACCTACTTCAGCAACTAAAATAGCACAACCACTAGCGCTACCCATATCAAATGTAACGTTATAAGAACCAGAATTACTTTGTGCGTATAAAGGTGGCGTAGTACAAGGTACAATACCAGGTATACGCTCGCTTATGTAATATGACATATTACTAAACGATAAACCTTGAGACATACCTTGAATACTCATTAGTAGCCGAAGTAACAGATTACTGGACTAGCAGCTGGAGTAACCGATACCCATCTACCATATATAATCATACCCATTGGGTAAGTTACACCTGTAGCTGCGTTACCACCAGCGCCATTAGCACCATCTAAAAACAACAGTGCTTGTGCATTTGGAGTAACTTGGTGTGAAAGAGTAACTACAGTACCTGCAGCATTTATGCTTACAACCTTTACATAGTCGTTATATTTTTCGTAATTAGGTGCTGGTGTTTCTGGATCAATAACTATACCAGTTCCTGTATTTACAGCAGCAGCGTTACCTGTTAGTAATACTGGGTCACCAACTTGTATTTGTTTGTTTGCAGTTATTGTAATGTTAGCTCCTGCAGCGTAAGTTCCGTTTGTTACATCAGATTTGTGAAAACCTGAAAGATTCATATTTCCAGCTGTTGTAGAATCTATATAGTTTGGTAAACCAGCTCTATCGCTTTCAGATATAATCTTACTAATAGTGTTTGCTTCTATAAACTGTATAGCTACTATAGCCATGCCTTTTGGTG